TTTTTTAACATTCGTAATTCCAGTTCAAAATCTTCACACATTTGTTTTAAGTTTGGGTCATAATTACCCGCTTCTAATATAGCCGATTTTCTATAACACGCTGTTGGGTGGTTCATAAACCAATGATTTGGCTTTGCTTTGTATTCTTCCCAACGAATGGATGCGTGCGATGTTGAACCTTTTTCATTGGTCTCGTCAAACATTTGTATTTGTGCTCCACATATCTTTACCTCAGGGTGTTCTATCATATAGTTTAGTTGTTTTTCAATACGAGTAGGTACCATTATGTCATCACTATCCATCTTAATAATGATTTCATGACTACACATTAAAACTCCGCGATTTAAAGTAAATCCGATACCTTGATTTCCTTCGTTTTCATTATACACTACTTTTGTAAATCGCGTTGTTTTTTCAAATTGTTCCAACATTTTTTTTAGAACAGATGTATGGATTTCGTCCGAACCGTCATTTATCCAAATCAGTTCCATATGAAATAATCCTTCTTGATGTTTTATAGATTGTAAACATTCATTGACATAACTTGCTTTTGTATTGAAGCTTGATACTAATATAGATACACATCGTTCAGGTGATTTAAATTGAAAAGGTAAAGACAATGTATTCATTTTATCATAACTTTTGTGAGTAGACCCCCATTCTTGATAAGCATATATTTTACCATGTCCTTTATATTCGGCCCCCGTACAATGAATCGGTAAAAACGTATATGACGGAAATATAGTCATATCATTATATTTTCCGCTGTTGAACATCCGAGTTAATAGACCGGGTCCAACGCTTTGCCAAGCCATTAAACCGGTTTTATGATAATTTACTCCATTTTGCTTGATCCAATCTATCGCGTCTTTTACCAACGGATGTTTGGGTGGAAATCCCATAGTACCCGTAGCAATTAAACCCTTTCGTAACGACTCGTGTTCCCAACCAGCAAAATAGCTACAATTCATGAGTACATATATTTTCTCAATACAAATAGAATCAGCATCTAGAAAAACTCCACCATATTTATATAATATTTCCCACCGAATAATGTCAGCTTGTCCATTGATTTCAATCATTTCGTCTATTCTATGCTTACATTCTAGATTCATATTACGCTTCACAAGTTCGGCTTCATTCCATCTTATATATTCAAATTCGGGATTCATATGTTTCCATGTATCCATATGTTTTGTAGGCGGTTCTTTTGGACCAATCCATAATTGATGAATTATTTTAGGAATCATTATTAATACTATACACAAGTATTTAAATATTAATGTAAACTAGATAAACACATAGAATATAAAATTCGGTGTGTAAAATAAGTAAACACCGCCATAATTAAATTAGAGATAAACAATGGGAATAATTTTGTGTTGTTAGTAGCATACAACAGTCCAATTATATTTGTAACAATAAATAACAAACCTACGGTCATAAATACAAAAAATAAATTACAATAATCAGCAGATAAAGGTCCAAAAAGCATATTATACAAATCCATTATATATATAATATACTTTTAAATTCTTAAACTATTTAAAAATAAAAAAAATATATGATTATGTGCGGTATTATAGCATGTTTAGGTGATATAGCATCCCCTTATATAATAAATGGATTGAACCAATTACAAAATAGGGGATACGATTCGGCCGGATTGTCGCTGATTTACGAAAATCAATGGATACTAAAAAAATATGCGTCTGAACATTCCATCCAACAACTGCGTGACCAAGTGTATCCATTATCTATGAATGGTATCGGACATACTCGGTGGGCTACCCATGGAGCAAAGACCGTTGAAAATTCGCACCCCCATAAAAGTTATAATGGTACATTTATGGTGGTACATAATGGTATCATCGAAAATTATAAAGTGCTAAAACGGTTTTTAATCCAAAAAGACTATATTTTTTATTCGCAAACGGATACCGAAATCATTGCGAATTTAATAGATTATTATAATAAAGAATACAGTGTTATAGATTCTATTGAAAAAACAATACAATCTATGGAAGGAACTTGGGGGTTATGTATTCAAGTATTACACGAACCCAACGTATTATATTGTATAACACATGGAAGCCCGTTATTAGTTGGAAACGGCGGACACTTTGCGCTAGTTTCGTCCGAATACAGCGGATTTTGTGGTAAAATTCCTAAATATATAGAGTTGAATTCAAATGATATATGTAAAATAGAACACATAAATAATACGATACATATATCCACCAAAGATAATTATAGTTTACGAAAAATAAATATGGAATCATTTACAGAGTCATTTGAACCCTATTCCCATTGGACCCAAAAGGAAATATATGAACAAAATAATAGTATATTGAATACAATCCGTAGATATAAAGACGGAAATATTGAATTAGGATTAAATAAAGAACAATTATCGAATATAGAACATATTATTTTATTAGGATGTGGTACATCTTATTATTCGGCGTGTATTGGAAGTAAATATATAAAAAAATGGTGTAATTTTGTAAGCGTTCAAGTGTTTGATGCGGGTGAATTTACAAAATATGATATACCTAAAGATAAATGTGTCTTTATAATGGTGTCTCAGTCCGGTGAAACCAAGGACCTACAAAAATGTATAGAAATCGTAAAAGGTCATATTACAATTGGACTAATCAATAAAGTAGATTCGGTTATAGCTAGACAAGTAGATTACGTGTGTTATTTGAATGCAGGTCGTGAAGTAGGAGTTGCGTCAACTAAATCATTTGTCTCGCAAGTTACTTTATTATCGTTAATTTCATTATGGTTTGCTCAATTACAGAGTGGTATTCAACCACATTATAATATAATAAAGGATCTCATTCAATTATCAACGGATATCGAAGAAACATTGAATATAAATATGAAATCTTACGTACATTTATTCGATAAAGATTGTTTTATTTTAGGAAAAGATTACGACGAATATACAGCCAAAGAAGGGGCATTAAAAATAAAAGAATTATCTTATATTCATGCGGAAGGATATTCGTCAAGTAGTTTGAAACACGGTCCATTTGCTTTACTGGAGACAAACTTTCCAGTTATATTGATTTGTCCCCGAGATGAATATTGGAGTAAAAATGAAAATGTATACGAAGAAATTAAAAGTCGTAACGCAACGGTTATAACTATAACGAACGAGCCCTTGGAACGCGAACATACTATAATGGTTTCCAAAAATAATACATATCAATGTATTTTAAATATGATACCATTACAATTACTTGCGTATGAATTAGCTATACGTCGTGGTATAAATCCGGATAAGCCGCGTAATTTGGCCAAAGTGGTTAGTGTTGAATAAGATCATGTAAAGGCGAAGAAAAATAAACTTCCTCCATTTTTTCGCGACACATAGGACATGAATTGTTTTTTTTATACCATTCATTAATACAATTATAACAGAAGTCATGCTTACATAAAGTCATTGAGTTACTATTTGTCTCTAAACATATACAACATTCTTTTTTTTCTATATGCGTTAATAGTTTGTAAAGGTCAATATTATATTCTAACTGTCCGTCTACTATACAATAAGAATAATTTGGAAATAGTTCACATAACCAATCCAATATAACTAAATCGTAGTTCAAACACCGTTCAATAAAATAAGCATTATTTTTACGAATAGGTATATATTCTATACTATATAACCATTTTAGGGTATGAATATCATTCGAATTATAAAAGGCGCATTGAATCATCTTTTTACTCAAATAATTTGTATAGTACAACCATTTAGCTAAAAATAATCCTTTACCGTTTTCACACGCATGAATAAATGCGTTTGAAATAGTATGTTGGTCAATTCTACAATTTACATATAACTCATAAAACAATGAAAAATGTCCGTTCAAACATAGTATAAGAATACATTCTTCATCGAGGTCTTTACTTATGTCAATGTCTCCTATTTTACAAAGATATTGTATTAATTTGGGCGGATGAATATCAATTTGAGTAGAAATATATTTTACGACCGAATTATGTATAGTATCCATTTCAATTAAATTATGTAAAATTTTATATAACATAGTTTTTTCAATATACGGGCATAAATATTGAACTATATCTAAGTAGCCAAATAAAGCAGCAATTCCGAAACCTTGTTCTATGATATAATAATTATAGTTGTATTGTTTTACAATATGTATATAGTTTTGAGTACATGCGTGAATGAAAAAATCGTCGGTTATAGTTCCGATAGAATATCCGTTAAACATTAATTTTTTAATATTTTCTTCATAAAGATTATTATCAATATGAATTCTAAAACGAGACAAATACCAATTTACAAATTCTATAACAATGTTTTTATTCGCGGAAATCATAGAAAATATATAATTATGATTTATATTTGAAAATAATTGCGGATTTAAAATATACAATAGATTGAGTGTCTTATACGAATGATTCATAAATAATTGTACAAGGATTGAATCTATATTATGTAATAAGGTTGGGTCTAATTCCAAAAAATATAATGATAATTCCAAATGATTGTATGTAAGTGTTTTGTAAAATAACGTTTTAAGTGAGTAAGATTTTATAATCATTGGATATAACATAAACAAATGCTTTACAAGTAAAACTTCGTCATATTGACATAAATAATATAAACAATCCATAACGATGTTCATACTTAGTTCAGAATAATCTAGAATCGTTTTAAATGTGTTATATTTATCTATGCCTTGTTCTTTAACGAGTTCAATTAAATGATAATCTTCTATAGTGATGGAATAATTATCCAGTATATATTTTATAAACGAACTATTGCTCAATAAAATAAAATAAACATAGTCTGTTGGATCAATATAATCTAATACTTCTTTGTCGCCATTTTTTAATAATTCTTTTATAGAAATTGGAGTGAGTTCTATGATTTGTCCGCTTTCTTTAATCCAGTTTAAAAATGGAATACTGGTACAATATATTCGTTTCCATTTATAAACATCATATACAATAATAGCATCATGAATATTGTCTTTCAACAGCCTATAAAAAATAAACAACGGGTCTTCTTCTTGATACAATAAAATATTGGTTTTTGTCAAATAATTCAATTGATATATATTCATCTATATATCTTTATGAGGTTATATTTATTATCCTTTTGGTTCATCTATTTTAATAAAACGAATAAATAGTAGAGACAAAAGAATGTAAACTATAAAAGAATAAAGTATAGTTGAGTTGATGCTATAATAACGTACTGCGTAAGACATAGTTGCTAATACGCCTACTAATATTAAAATAGATATACTGGTTTTAATTAAGAAGTCGCTTATATATAAATTACTTTTACCTTCATTATGTAAATAATAAATAGTAGGTAATACTGTAAACGGAAACGCCCATAAAATAGAAGCATAATAATTGCTAACAAAATTAGATAAATAGCTTACTGAACTTACGACTAATCCACCAATTAAAAATGTTATAAATAATTTATCCATATAAAATTGATAATATTTTATATAAAAACAAAAATAATGATTCATCAAA